GTTACGAAAGCGCAAAAAAAACGCGTAAAATTTGTCGTTTCCGATGTTTCCGATACAGATAACACGAGGCACAATAATAGTTTATGATAACAGCGAAAAATTCATCGTCAAAAAGTAAGAAAAGCCGCACTGCGAAGCAAAAAAAATCAAGCGCTTCTACACCAAAGCGGCCTGCGATAAAAGCATCGGACTTAAAAGAAAAATGTCAGAAACTAAATGTTTCTGAGCTTGCGGCTGCAATGGGTGTCAATCCGCGCACGGTCTATAACTGGCGTCAATCCGGGGCGCCGCTAAACGATGACGGTTCGTACTCGCTGCCAAACATCTGGCAGTGGCATCTAACTAAGACTGCTGACAAATACAAGCATAGCGACGACACAAAAGAAGAACTTGAGCGACAGCGTATTGCAGAAGATGTTGAATTCCGGAAACTGCGCAATAGCGAGAAGCGCGGCAAGCTTATCGCACGCGAAGAGATGAATCGGATTTTGTCGCATCGTGCTATGAGTTTGAAGCAATATTTGACAGATGCATTTATGAAAAATATCTATCATTTCGAGCAAAAGGAGGTCGATGAACTGAAAAAAATGATGCAAGACTTTTTAAAAAAAATGATTGAGCATTACATTAACGCTGCATAAACACGAAAAGGAGATGATATGGATCGCGTTAAATATTATAAAAATTTGATACGAGAACATAAAAGTGAACTTATTGATACGGCTGAAAAAATGTTTATGGCTGCAAAAGAAATTGTCAATGCTGCGATGGTGTGCGTAGAAGCTTTAAATCGCGGCGGGACCGTGTATGTTTTCGGTTGCGGCGGTAGCGCTGCGCAAGCAAACCATTTTGCGGCAGAGCTTCAATGGAGATTTAAAAAAGACAGTCGCACAACGTGTGCGCGAAAAGTGGTGTCATTGACAAACGCAGCTACATTGACGGCTGTGACAAATGATATCGATTTGAAGAGTTGCTCACCGCTTGAGACTATTCTTAGTAATTGTGTTTGCAAAAAGGATATTATTTTTGGTATATCAACAACAGGGAGGGGTATAACCGGAGACGGTGTGTTTTTTAGCAGAGAATGTTTTAAAAAAATATTGTTGACATCAAAGAATTTCTACGAAAACAGAGAATATATGCATAGGGTGGTAGAACATAAAGATGTGCTGGTAATCGAGGCACCAGGCAAGGACACAGCAAGAATACAAGAGCTTCACTTGTTTGTCTTGCATTGTATTGCAGAATTGATTGAACGCGAAACAACGGAGTAAAAAAATGCACTACAAAATTTACAAAATGCGAATGTTTATACATAAAACAGTATGCTTTATTGCCGGGCATAAGTGGGTAAAAATGCAGGGAAACAAAAAACACGAGGTTGACTATTATATGTGTACAAATTGTTTTGCATATCGAAAGGGGTTCAAAAATGTCAAAAATCGATGAGTTTGAACGGGGAGATGTTGTTAAGATGTGGGGTAAAGTACACGGTATGCCAGGTGATCGTGGGTCTGGCTATGTGTTCAACCAGCCAATGGTTGTAAACACGGTTGACAAGCAGGAATGGATTGTGCATTGCATGTGGTTTGACAAAAACGGACAGCTGAACAACTTTGGCTTTGAGCCTTTTTTTTTAACACACGATGTCAATTAATTACACGTTCCCAAAAGTAAATGCAGATGTACCGCTGTACGATTTTGAGCGGGATATATTACGCATCAGGGATTTGCCAAGTGTAGTTTCGTGGGCGGAAAAGAACTTTCGCTTGACAACAAGCTATGCCAACCCGGGAGCGTTTGTGTCGTACCCATGGCAGCGTGAGCCGCTTGAGCAGATACTGCAAAAAAAGCGCATAATTCTATGCGGCGCGACACAAACCGGGAAGTCTTTGCTTGCTGAAATTATGGCGGCGTATGTAATTGACAATATGCCAATGAACGTGCTATTCGCATACAGCAAGCGGGACGTTGTCGAGCAGGTTTTTGTTGAGCGCATTAAGCCTATGGTTCAGGAGATACCGGCTATAGCTCAATATTGGAGCGGCTCCGAGAAAGACTTGACAAAAAAGTATATGTACTTGCGGCACATTAAAATGCGTGTTGCATCTGCCGGAGTGAAAGACGATATCGCGACATTCTCCGCCGGGCTTGTGTATCTGTCAGAAGTGGCAAAATACGAACAAAAAATGGGATGGCACCCGGTTGATGCTGCAGAACATCGGCAAGAGGCGTATAAAGATATCGGTAATCAGCGCTTAATAATTGAAAGCAGCCCGCGCGTTGTTGGTGATATGCTGCATCAGCAGATGGTCGCATCTGGCGTTGTTATTCGCAAGCCGCATTACCCGTGCCCGCACTGCAAAAAATATCAGCCGTTGACAGTACGCAATGTGAGAAAAACGATTGAAAGCAAAGACCCGGATGTGATTAGAGACAAAAATGCAGCGGTATATGAGTGTACACACTGTAAAAAGCACATAGAGCAGAAAGACCGGGTGTGGATGTCGGAAAATGTGCTGTGGGCATCTGAAAAAGACAAAATTAGAAACGGCAAAATTGTTAAGCGCGTGGACAAAGATACGGTGTGTTATCGATGGAATCGATATGTTAGCTTTTCTTATACTTTTGCCGAATCTCTTGCACGGTTTTTCCAAGCGAGACGCAATGGTGCTGCGGCTCTGCAGGTCTATACAAATGAGGATATGGCGGAGTTCTGGGAGACAAAGTCAGCTCAAATCAGTGAGCATTTTTTGTCGAAAAAGGTCTTGACAGGTGATGATGCGTATTATCAGTATGAGCCGCAAAACATACCGAGCGATGTGCTTGTGTTGACTGCTGGGGCTGACACGCAGGATAGTGGGTTTTACTTCGTTGTAAGAGGATACGGGCCGGGTATGCGTACATATCTCGTGCGCTCCGGGTTTGTCGAATGCGAAAAGGATCTGTCAATAGACGGAAAAGACCCGCGTCAGATTGCATACGAGCGATTTCGGAACGCTGTGTATCAAATGCCGTATAAGCGCAAAGACGGTGTTGAGCTGGGTATATCTATGGGGCTGATTGACAGAGGGGGGCATCGGGCAGACGATGTTGATTATATATGCGAGCACATGCCGGAGTGGTATCCGTATATCGGGCTTACTCGCGTTGACATCAAAAAGCCGATTATTGAGCGCGCATCAGGCAAACAACACTATCTGGGGCAGTCAGAAATGTTGTCAGGTGAAGTGGGGAAGTTAATGAAGACGTCAATGTTTTGCCTGCCGCGTGATGTGACCGATGAATACATAGAACATATGCGTAATCAATATTTTGAAGTGATTACAGATAGTTACGGAAATCAAAAAACAAAGTGGGTAAAGATAGTGCCGCACGATTATCGAGCGTGCGAGAATTACGCATTTGCCGCGATGCGACACGAGGGCATAGAGCAGCAGTTGTATCGCGATGATTTTGTCAAGCGAGTGCAAACGCAGCTAAAACACGGCGGAAAGCAAGGACAAAAAAAGAAAAAACCCAAAAGGCGCAGCGGGTATTTTGAGCAAATGTATGAATGGTGAAATGTTATACTTTGTTTATTGGCAAGCACTTAATTTTTTTTGTTGAAAAATTTGCAAAACTGTTGTATATTTATAATAGAAGGGTTGCATTGCAATTGTCAATGCGATATTTATAGTATGTCAACAATCAAAAAAAAGGAGCATGCGATGAAAAAGCAGATTATCGGCTGGGCGATGACGGCGCTGATTGAAGCGCTTCCGGAGAATTCTGTGAAGGTTGTTATCGATTTTTTCCTTGACAAAGTTGAAAAACTTGTCGAAGACACGGACAACCGCATAGACGATGCGACCGTGCTGCCGATATGCGGCATGATTCGTCGGGCGCTTGACATTCCAGACGAGGATTAACCGGTATGTCAGAGTTAGATATCGAAAACAAAGCGGATGAGATTGCGCAGCGCGGTGTAAAGCGTGTGCAAGTTGAAGACCGCGCACACACGTTTTTTAGCCCGAATGAGCTGTTGAAAGCCGCGAACCAAAAGCGTGCTGAGGAGCTTGACAGCACATATGGCGGAAAAATCAAAAGCAGGCTGACAAGGGATTGATATGCGATTTGATCTCGGTATAAATTGGCTGCGAGCCGCTGTTGGCAAAAAAATTATAAATGCGGGTTATCAGATGTCTGGTAATCCGCATTATCTTCCTGCTGCGCGTGAGCTGATGGATGCGGTCGGGCGGAAAATGCGCATGTATTATGACGGTGCGGCGCAGAAGCGTACACGGGCGGGGTGGGGGCACACGACTGATACGCCGTACAACAACATTGCAAGTGATTTGAAGCGACTGATTGCCCGTTCACGGCAAAGCAGTGACAACAATGGTTTGTCTGACAAGATTGATCAAACGTATATCAGTAACGTGGTGTACGACGGCATTAAGCCGGATCCGAAAGTGCGAGATGAAAACGGAGAGCTGCTTGACGAAGTAAACAACAAGCTTGCGGAGGGCTGGAAGCGGTATAATGATCAGTATGATCGTCGCGGCAAGCATAGCTATTATCAGTCGCAGGAGCTACAGTTGAAAACGATAATTAATAGCGGTAGCGTGTTGCGCAATATTGTGAAGGCCGGGCGGGGGTCATACTTGCCAATTGCAAACCAGCTTATTGAGCCGGATAGGCTGGATTGGTCAAAAGACACAGTCGGCGCGGTGCTTGACGATATGAAAAAACGGCGCTCGACGCAATTTGGTATTGATCTTGACAAATACGGTGTGCCTGTGCGGTTTCATGTTGATGGCTTGAAAACGCCTGTGTCTGCACGGCAGATGGATATTCGGTACAAACAGCGGCGTACAGAGCAATATATTGGCGTTCCGTGGAAAGCTCCGATACTCAAGTATTTGTGGGATGTAGGCAGTCTTATTGAAGATAAGCTCACACAGTCACGGATACAGAGTATGATTGCGCTGTGGATGCACAAAAATGATCTGCCGGCGGCACACAAGGGTGTAAACGATGACAATGAATACGTGTGGAGTCCGGGTGAGATTATGTACGGAACAGAAAAGCCGCAGGTTATATCATCACCGACAGGTGACATGCAGCAAAATTTTGATCCGTTGATACGTCTTATACAGCGTATAGTTGGAATAGGTGTGGGCTTGTCGTATCAGGTGCTTACAAAAGATTTGCAGGGAATGAATTTTGCGAGCAGTCGTGCAAACATTATCGAAGACCGCAGACAATTTCGCATGGTGCAAGCGTGGTTTATAAGTGAAGTGTGTCAGCGTGACTGGAACACATTTGTATACTGGATGTTTGCATCCGGTAAAATGGCACCGTTGACATTTTCTGACTATGAACGTGACATGTGGATGTGGTCACAATGCAAGTGGCAGCCGCCTGGCTGGGACTGGGTGGACCCGAGCAAAGATGCGCGCGCGGCGATTGATCTTATGAGCAATGGCATGATGACTCTTGCGCAGCATTACGGAGAGAAGGGGAAAAACTGGCAGGATGAGGTTGAACAGGCGTTTAAAGAAAAGGCGAGAATCAAAGAGCTTCAGGAGAAGTACGGTGTTGAGCTGCTTGGGGCAGGTGGCGGTGGCACTGAAAATGTAGAAAAGGCAGATAACGAAGAGCTGCAAAGGCGCATAGAGGAGTTGACAAGTGATAGTTGATATTCCCATCACACCAAACGAGATGAAATATATCCGGATGGCAAAGCCGAACCGCATTGCAATGAAATCAAAAAAGGGAAAGCAAAATGCGAAAAACAAAGACAAAAACAAGGATGCAGACGACCGGTCGTAAGATGGAGATTCATCTGCATCAGCCGATACTTGAAAGCGAAGATTTTGTTAAAAGCGTGCGTGATGCCGATGTTGACGAAATAGTGCTATATATCAACAGTCCGGGCGGGTATGTGACAGACGGCAATGCGATGTACAATGTGCTTGTCGAACACGATGCGCTCGTACTTGCGCAGGTCGAGGGAGTGGCAGCAAGCATGGCGAGTGTTATTGCGATGGCGGCAGACGAGATACGAATTGCAGAGAATGCGTTTTTTATGATTCACAACCCGTTCGCTATGGCAATCGGCGACAGCCGGGAAATGAAAAATCGTGCTGATTTGCTTGACAAAATGAAGGCAAATGCAATAAAGGCATACAGGCGGCACATGAAAAAGACAGATGAAGAAATATCGGCGCTTATGGACGATGAAACATGGGTCGATGCGGAAATGGCGCTTGAGATGGGCATGGCCGGTGAGATATACAATGTGTTCGAAGAGGGCGGCGAAGAGCAGGATATGATGTATGACTTCAAGTTTCTCAAAGACAACGGTGTTGAAATACCCGGATATGTGTATAATCGTTTATGCGGTGTGCCCGCGTGTGCAGTTGGTGCTTGTATGACAGCGCAAAGTCCGCAGATGCCGTACAAAAACGAGCATGTGTGTAGCTTTCGCGATGCAGACAACTATGACCGGATACGCAGCACCATACGCGAGCACGACGGCAAGCAGTATCGTGTACTGCTCGGTTTCAAGGGTGACAGCGGCAATGCGGAAGAAATATCGTATCGCTACAAAACGGACACATGGAGCGAGCAGGACGCGCGCGAACACTGCGAAGAACATAACGGGAAATTTGAGCCAGCTGTTGACGATAATCAGAGCAATAATTCTTTACAACACGGGAACCGACCGGCACGGTACTCGTTTCGTGTTATAGATACGGAAGAGCTGAAAAACCAAAACACACCAAAAAGGAGTGCGGATATGACGTTTGACGAAAAGGGAAACCTTGTAGACGAACAGGGCGCTATTGTCATCGCTGTTAATGAGTTGCCTGACAGAATCAAAAATCAGCAAAGCGGTGATGGCGGGGCGAAAAAGCAGGCAAAAGCACAGGCGTTCAAGGAGTACAAAGCGTACTTCAATGAAGTCGACAAGCTGTGCAAAAACATGGGCGTGAGCGATGAGCTGCGAGATGAGCTGATGAAGTCCGAAGAGCCCGATATCAATGCTGCACGTGCAAAAATCATTGATGCGCATTTGGAAAACACCACGCAGTCAGCTGTGGACGGGCAGCCTGGAAACACGTATCACGGCGTGAGTGTCGGCAAAGATGCTGAGGACAAAAAGCGCGAGGGGTTGACAACTGCAATGCTGATACGCGGCGGAATTGAAAAAGACCCCAAAGTAATACAGGAAAACCGTCAGTCAGAATATGCTGGATACGGGCTGAAAGCGATGGCAAAGCAGGCGCTGTATGATGCCGGCGATCAGCGCGCGTTTGTCAAGTCCGATACCGAGGTTGCGCATGACTTCATGAAAGGTCTGCAGGCGCATCCCAGTATGGCGAACAGTATCAATCCTGAGACGCTAATATCCGTTGCATCGACCAGTGCGAACAAATCGGTGTTAAAAGGGCTTGAACAGTGGCCTGCAACATTTCGCAATTTTGTAACTGAAAAGTCTTTCAACGACCTGAAACAGCACGAAATGTACGATTTCAGCGAAGCGCCGGATTTGCTTGAAATTGGCACAAGTCAGGCTGCAAAAATGGCAAAGTTTCAGGATGTCAAGGAAACTGCGCAGCTGAAAAAGTTTGGGCGCGCGTGGTCAATCGACGAAGAGGCCATTATTAATGACGATGTAAATGCGTTTACTGAGACGCCGCGCAAGTTCGGTGCTGCGGTGCCGCGCAAGCAGAACTATCATTTTTGGTCGTATGCGCTTGCGGATGCGACGAACGGGCACCTCGGCCCGACACTGAATCGCAGCGGGCTGCCGTTTTTTAACGCTGATACGCAGGGTAACTACTCCGGCGATCATCACGGCATAAGCGAAACCACGCTGTCGGCCGGTATCCAGGCGATGATGCAGTTTACTCTGCAAAGCCCGGAAGGCGACAACGAAACGGAGGACATTTTCACTAATGTGCCGCCGCGCTACATTGCCGTGCCGCCCGCTCTTATGGTCACTGCGAATAAGTACACATCGTCGCAGTACACGCCGTCCAAAAATAACAATGAGACAAATCCGTTCGGACCGCAGGGTATGTGGAATCTTACCCCTGTTGCTGAGCCGCTTATCTCTCATTTGACAGGGTATAATTCTTTTATACTTGCGGCAGACCCGAACGCGTTTGATTATGCCGTTATCGCGACGCTGTCCGGGCGCAATACGCCAGAGGTTGTGAGTCGTGTCGGTGGTGCCGGAGAAGTTAAGGGAATTATATTTGACATTACCCATTATTGGGTTGTGTCGTTTGTCAACTGGCGCGGAATGTATCAACACCGCGGATCAACAGTATCGTAATTGTAAAGCAACGTATAACTAAAAGGAGAATACCATGGCAGATTCTTTACACGAATTTACGGTCGTTGCGCAGGACAGCGTGTTTGATGCAATTACCGTAGAGAACAACACCGGCGCGGAGCTTGCGCCGCACGAGATATGGCACCGCAACACCGACGATGGTCGGCAGATTGCGCTTGGCAGCCTTGAAACCATTGCGGCTGGCGAAAACGGCAGCAGCGTTTACAAGGGAGAAATTAAGGTGTCCGCGCAAAAAGCTGACACGTTCGATGTGCTTGACCCGGTGTACTGGGACAACACGAACAATCGCGCGGTGACATATGCAAACATGGCGAACGCCGATTTCATGCTCGGTCGTTGCACAAAAGCATCGTCTTCCAGCGATGACTTTGTCTATGTCGAGCTCAATCACGGCGGCGAGACTGCATCGAGCATATCCAGTTCGAGCAAGAGCAAGTCCAGCACTTCCAGCTCGTCTGTGTCCAGCTCGCTGTCTACCTACGGCAGCGTAAGCAGCTCGTCTGTGTCCAGCTCGTCTGAGTCGTCAAGCTCGGTGAGCAAAGCGTAATCGCAACGTATTGTTGAATAACGGGTGCGGCACAAAACCGCACCCGTCTATAAAGGTTGACACATGAAAGCCCATACTATAGGTTTGATCATAACAACGGCAACGCTTGTGCTCACGATAGCTGGTAGTATTGTAGCTTACGGCCGCATGCAAGAGCGTGTTGCACAAAACCAGGAAATTATCTGTGAGCTTAAACAAAAACAAGACAGGTATATGGAAAAATTAAATGGCATGGACAAAAAAATAACCGCCATTTATACATATATCAAACTACAGTCCGGGTATGAATTGGAGCAGAACGAATGGGATACGATACTGCAGATGCACAGGAACAGTTTGATGCAATCGAGCTTGATGTATTCGGTGAGGCAGTGACGTTTATAAACGGCACAACTGATGTAGAGACCGCGATACAAGCTGTTATATATCGGCAGGGCAGGGAAAAGTCGGGTTTAAAAGGTGGAAATTATTCTCCTGCGCGCAACAAGATACAAATGCTTATTTCGCGCACGGACATGTCGGCAATAAAGAAAGGGGTTGACAAGGTGCGATATCTGGTGGAGCCCGATGATGAGAATGAAAAAACTATGACTATAAAAGATGCGCGCCCTCAATTTGGCGTGTGGAAAATAACGGTGGCCTGATATGGCTAATGCAATAACATTCCGCGGAAAAATAACAGGCGACAAAAAGGTGCAGCATGCGATTGGCCTTGCGCCGGAAAGAATCGGGGGTGATGTGCGCAAGCAGTTGTGGAAAGAGCGCAACAAGTTTCTGGGCGGTGGTACAACAAAAAAGGGGCGCGGTCGCGGTTTTCGCGGACGCATTGAAGGGCTGCGTTTGTGGGGTGGTCGCAGAAATCACTGGATGATGGATACATGGTCGCCGCAAGTGGTCGGCCTGTTTAACGGGTTCGTAAGTGAAAGCGTTGACAAAAAAAGCTTGCGCGGTATATATCTTGACATCGGTATACTATACAACCGGAAAAAAGATATACACGAAGCCCTTGAATTTTTGCAGGAAGGTGGGCGCATGGGTGGCAGTATACTAATACCGTTTTATGAAAACTTGTTGAAAATCTCAGAGATACCCAGGAGCCTTCGGATGCCGAAGGCAGATAGAAGCTCGTGGAGTCTTATGCAGTCTATATATGATATAGGGCTGCTTGACATTATACAAGACAAGGGGGATACATATTATGTGTATAAAGAGCCTGATGCAACCGGGCGCAAGCCCATATTGTTCATGCATACAAGCTCGTTGAAAGTGAAACCAATGCGCAAATCGCGACGAATTGTACCGAGCTTTCGGCGACGCATACCATCTGTGCGCAAGCGTGTAGCAAAAGCGATTGACAAAAGTGTAAGGAGCATACAGCGTGATATGAAAAAAGGAAAAATATAGTGGCTGACTGCATACAAGCGCTAATAACCGCAAACATTAAGTCTGCGCTTGCAGATATAAGTACAGCAGGCGGTTACAATTATGATGTAAATGCGGTGGAAGAGATGCGCACCGTATTAGAAATTGACGGGCGCGAGCCGTTTGTGTTAATAACAGAGCAGGAGCCGCAGATTGACAGCAGAAAGCAAGAGGTTTCGGAGCTTGAATATATCGTGTGGTTTTTTCCGGAGCACGATGATGAGTTGACTGGCGTTCCTGCAATCGATGAGAACAGTGAGCTGGGGCATTATTGCCGGAATGTGCCAGCAGATATTAACAAGGCATTGCAAGTTGAGCCATATCGCGGAGGGTATGCGCGACGCACCGAAGTTGTACCGATAGGTCTTGATATATTCGTCGGTACCGGTATGGTGTCACTGGACGGATACAGCGTACAAGTAACTGTAAAGACAAGTATTGATATGACAGATCCGTATAAACTACGGTAAAAAAGGAGAGTGTTATGATAAGAAAGCTTGACATTTTGCTCGGTGCAAAACAGATTGATTTGAACAATCCGCTGACTGATCTGGGCGTGTCTGATTTTGTCGACACGCTTGAGCCGGCTACGATACAGGTTAATCCAGAAAATCAGGAAGACAGTCGGGGCAGTGGTGGCTTTTTTAACTACAAATCAACAATCGGGAAATATGAAGTTGAGATACCGCTGACGTTTAAGCTGTTTTCACTTGGTAACGGTAATTTCCCGGATGTTGTTCGCTGTCTTGAGTGTGCCGGATTTGAGCAGACGCTTGACGAAGGATACATCAAGATGAAGCTTAATCGTGCAGAGTCTGATTATGCCATGACGGTCTGGGGCTATGAGGGCTCAACTGTTGCGAGCAAGGCTGATCTTGTCAAAGTTGGCAATGTTGTGTTTGGCGATTGGTCATTTTCCGCGGAAGTCAATCAGTATGTGCAGCTGTCGCTTACCGGCAAAGGCCGGTATATGAGTCTTGACAAGCAGCAGACTATGCCGAACATTGGCACGCAGCGGGAGCGGGAGATTGCGCCTCCGTTCCGGGGGTATGTGCATATTGCCGGAAAAGACTATCGTATCGCATCATTTGAGATTACGTCTAATCAGGAAACCGACAACGTGCCGGATGCGGGCGATGCAACAGCGGGGAGCGGTGCGACCGAAATCACTAATCGAAACATGACCGCCACGTTCACTGTGTTTCAAGACAGCGATAGCGACCTTGATCCGCAGGCGCAGGTTGACAATGTGACAACCGGTAATATGATATTGCGTTGGGGTACAAATTACAACGCCGCGCCGGATTATGACATGCAGTTGCGTGCTGATGATATTCAGATACGCGATGTCAACAAGGCGGAGCGCAACGGTGTTGCTACGCTTGAACTTGACACGGTGATACTGGAAAACAGTTTTGAGTATTGGATCTACAACGGTACAAGCAGCTCGTTGTCAAGTACGAGCTACAGCATAAGTAGTAATTCGCTGTCCAGCTCGCTGTCGTCTGAGTCGTCAAGCTCGGTGAGCAAAGTGTAATTGCGATATACAACAATTAATAGAGGGAGGAATAATATGGGTATACCAATTGACCCGAAGCAGACGGTTAAAATAACTGTCGATGAAGTTGTGTATGGGTGTCGCCCGGCGGTTGGCAGCATAGAGCTTGACGTGTGGAAGCTTGCATATAAGCTTAATGTTGATCATACGCCGTACATTGAAAAAGCTGCGCAGCAGATTGAAAAAGAGTTGAAGGGCAAGCGGCATCCAAAAAAGGAAAAGAAAAATCAGATGATACAGGAGCGGGCATCGCAGCTGGCAAGTGAAGTCATAGCTCGCGACGATGACAAGTTTGCAGACCAAATGCGCAGCTTTTATGACATGGTGAATTTGGTGTTGGTCGGGTGGGAAAGCGACACGCACAAGCTGCCAAAATTTCCGGAAAATGGAAAGCCGGCAGAATATTTGCGGTTTGACACATGTCAAGAGCTTGCAAATCGCTATATTGACAATATGAATTTGTCGGAGGATGAGCAAAAAAACTTATAGCGGCCTATCAGCTCGCAGCGGATAAAACGCTCTCACAATATTATGACTGCACGGTGTGCGATGAGCGTATAAAAAAAATGCGCGGGTGTGATAGGCCGATACCGCAACCGGATGACGACAATGACGAATACGAAAAACAAGTATGGCGGATTGACTTTTGTGTACGATGCGACGGCAAAGATCAGTTCTGTCCTGTGTGTTGCGGGCGGAGCATTACGCCTGTCAAGCGTTGCCCCCGTGCTATGTGTAAAGAGCATGTCGAGCTACAATTACTCGTTTCATATTTTTACGACTATATCGGGTCGCTGAAAAATGGTGGCCCGCCGTTGTATCCGACCGGGCAATACCGATGGTATCAACCTGTTAAGCTTGTGCAGGCGTTTCGCTTATTGTCAAGGCAAGAGCAGCTAAACGAGGAGCAGGAGCGGGAGCGGGAAAACAAAAAACAGGAAAGCCAATATGGCCGGTGATATAAAAATTCGGGTAAGCATGGTAGACAAGGTGAGCCATACTGCAAAGCGTGTGCAGGGGCGCGTGCGCAGGTTCGCTGGTAGCGTGAAGCGCACGCTTGGCCGTCTTGCGAATTTGCGTAATCTTGCCATTGCCGGCGCCATAGCGTATATCGGCCGTTCGTTCGTAAGGGCCGGTGCAAAGATGGAGATGTTTCGTGCGCAGTTGAGCGCATTGTACGACACTGCAGAAGAGGGGCAGCAGGCGCTTGACGCGATACGAACGTGGGCTGCTAAAACGCCTCTTGAAACGGAAGATGTAATACGTGCGTTTGTTAAGATGCGTGCTGTCGGCATGGACCCGACGCTTAAGCAGATGAAGGCTATCGGCGGTGTGGCAGTGCTGATGGATCGTAAGCTCGAGGATGTTGCGCAAGGTATTATATCAATGGAGAAAGAGGTTTTACAGCGGCTTGGTGTTATAGTTGATCGTACTGGGCAGCAGGCTGTCATTACGTCTGGCAATATTCGCAAGGTTGTCGAAAAAGATTTCGGTAAAATGCGAGAGGCGGTGGTAGAGGTATGGGCGGAAAAGTTTCCGGATGCGATGGAAAAAGCGTCTAAAACATTCCAGGCCAAAATGGCGATAATGCGCTCTCAGGTATTCGAGTTTCAAGCGCGTGTCGCGCAGAAGTTTTTGCCGGTTATATCGCATTACACCGAAGCGTTGACGGAGACTGTTGAAAAGACGGCGGATACGGCGGGAGAAGCAGAAAAAAATATGACGCGGGTGGATTTGATTATGAACAAAGTTTTGCATGTGGTGCGATTAATTGATATGGCGCTGCGAATTATTATGAACTCGTTTAAGTTTTTGCGTTTCAATGTCGCAACTGTTAATTTACAAATACAAAAATTTATAAATAGCACATATCAGGGAATTAATGATCTTGTAACTTCGTTGAGGAACATGGCTTTTACGTGGATGCAATCGGGCAATGTTATTGCGAACAAAGCCGGTAAAATGATATTGAATGTTACCGGCGGCATACAAAAGAGTGTGTCAAATGCAGCGGCTGTATCACAGCAAAAAACTAATCAAATGAAGTCTGATTATATGGACTTGCGTGACAAGGTCGGCGATGCATTTGAAGGTATGAAAGAATCGTGGAATGTGTACAGGGAGGCTATACAAAAAGGCACCGCACCACAGACGGCAAAACTGCCCGGTGCGACGGGAAGATTGGGCGGCAGCTCGGAAGGTGAAAAGGGCGTGGGCGGCAAGGGCGGTGCTGACACAGATGCACACATGGTCACAATGGCAGAAGTGTCAAAAATAAAAGGGCCCGGCGCTGATGCTGGCGAGTTAACACGTCAAGAGATACTTGACAAGAAGAAGGCTGCGATACAAAAAGAGATAGAGATGACGCAGGCAAAGATTGCGAAAATAGAGCAAGACGAAGATGCAGCAAAAGAGCGTCGTAAGCAGATGATTGAAAATTACACTGATTTTGCAGTCGGTCGTATGCGCAGCATGTATGATACTATCGTGTCGCTTGAAATGAGCTGGGCGGAGAAAATGAAGAGTATAAAAAATCAGTTGTACCGCACATTCACGGACTTGATATGGAAAATGGTGCAGGGTCAGATTAAGGCAAAAACAGCTGAAACGGTACAATGGATAATGAACGAGCGCAAAAAGCAAGCGGCATCGCTGGGAACAGCCGCTGCCGAAGCGTCAAAAGGTGGTGCCACAGGTGCCGCGCATTCCGCTAAGTATGGCGGCTTGCCGGCGTTTTTGATCGGCCTTGGTGCTGCTGTAACTGCAATAGCTACGTTCATGGTGACAGCGAATCAGTTGGTTGACAAACAGAAAAAATACGCGCGCGGTACAATGAGTGCGCCGGGCGGCATGGCGTGGGTTGGTGAGCGTGGCCCGGAGCTGATGGAAGTGCCAAAGGGTAGCAGAATAAATACAGCGGCACAATCGCGGCAGATTGCACAGCAGCCGGCGCGCGTGGAATACAAGCCGCAGATAACGATACAAGGCAATGCAGCGCGTGAAGATGTAGATGAAGCGCTTGCGCGTGGCGCGCGTGATTTTGAAGCGATGGTGAGAAATAATTACATTAATCTGAATAGACTTGGAATACAGACAACAGGGGGGTTTTGACCTTTATTCCTCCTCGGGGTCGCCGCTTCGGCGGCGGCCTTATTATAAGGACTTGACACTATGCCAATACTTGTACCGTCACGAATCAATCAAGCGAGGCCAAATGCGCCGGAAGATGGTGCAATAGGTGGTTGGACGCAGGGCAGTGATAAGTATATCGCAAGGAGTGATAATTTGACAAATGTGAATTCTGCAACAGCTTTTCGCTCTACAGACTTTACAGATGGGCACATTGCGTATATGCCTGTAGAAGGTGGCGTGTTAGGCGACGCGGGCAGGGCGTTTGAAATATCAGGACACATTGAATCGATAAACGGTGTTACGCCGTAAGGGGGGGGGTGAATTGTCTGTATCAAGCAGCTGCGTATTGAGTGTGTCAAGCGTGTCAAGCGTGTCAAGTGTGTCAAGTGTGTCAAGCGTAAGCAGTAGCTCGTTAGTAGG